TAAATACTTATCAAGATCCAAGAGATCTTCAAATAAATGAGTTGCAAGCCTGCCAGAATTTCACATTTCAAAAAAGAAATTCATTGGTTTCTATTGGTAGCTTTGCTAATCACGTAGATGCCGGAGCTTCTCAAGCTGGTACTATATCAGGTGGATATGGTTTATTTTCATTTGAATCTGATTACTCTCCAATATCTTATGAAGCTGTAGACACTTCTAAATCTACAAATATATATTTTGATCCCGGCAATGGTGATGGGGATACAGGTGGTACTTTCGTTGGGTCTTTTTCAGCAGCTGGTCATGTTATTGCTAGTTCAGATACTAATTCCGGTTTAAAAGATACTATTGAATCTAATATAGTTCCCGGTACTCAAATAAAAATATCTGGTACTGTAAAAAACAATGGTATTTATACAGTGGCTGGTGTTGGAGATAGTGTTGACAGTAGAGATTTAAATGATAGTAGTAGCACTGGGACTGCAAATATAATAGAAGTCATTGAGAGGGTTAACAATCTTTCAGTGGAGATAATAGCGGCAAATGCAAACAGTGGGACAGTAAGTATAGTAACTCATACACTTGGTGAGAATTTATTAGTATTGTCAGATGTTGCTAACAGTAATCTTGATGTTTATACAAAATCATCTGATGCTTTTAGTAATGCCCAAGTAGCAATGGAATCTATAACAACTACTGCTCAATCTACTCAAGCTCCAGAGTATTCATTTTACAGTGTGGATAATGCATTGAGAACGAGTGATGGTAAGTCAGATTCTAGTTATCAAAGAATAAAATGGTATGGTTTTATTAGTAGACACCACTTTAAAGACATTAGATATGATTCAGATGGTAATGGGAGTCTTGATACGGATTTAAATGGTGCAGCTACTTTATATCGTGGCTTTTATGATGAGGATAATTTGCTTTCACCACCAACATCCGCAAGAACAAATACGAGCGACACATACCCGTCAGCGTCTGCTGGATTCTCTATAAAGTATACAAATAGCTCTGCTAATGCAGCTAGTAATTGGCAAACAGAAACATGGAAGATAGCTGTTTCTTTTGTGTATGACGGTAATCAGGAATCATTACTGTATGTACCTACTGCTAACAATACTTTTGTAACTACAGCTGGTAACGAATTAACACTAAGAGTAATGGCTCAGATCGGGGCTACTTCTGGTTATAATGGGAGGATAAGTGGTGGTCGTATTTATTATAAACCTTCTGATACAGAGGGTGAACCTTGGACATTACTTTGTAATATTGAATTGGAATCAGGGGTTTCCGCTTCTTTAACTGGAGATAAGACAAGTTGGGTAGCGGCTTCATCAGTTACTTTATACTCTGACATAACTATATTAAATCCTAATATAGATACATATGAATCTATTAACGGTTATTCTCCTGATGTAAATTATAATTCAATAGGTGAGTATGGAGAGGGTTGGAAAACTGGCATTGTAACAAATCGAAGAGCTTTTATTGCTAATGTTAGAATAAAAAATGAGCACAATGACAATGTTACCGTTCACGGTGATAGGCTTATGTATTCTATGCCAAATAAGTTTGATACATTTCCTTCTTTTAATTTTATAGATGTAGTAAAAGGAGATGCAGAAGCTTATTTAAAACTGGAATCTTTTGCAGATAGATTAATAGCATTTAAACACAACTCAGTACAAGTTATTAATATTTCATCACCATCTGATACGAACTGGTTTCTTGAAACAGATATTAAAAACAATGGAGTAGCCCATCCAGCTGCTGTATTTCGCTCTGAAAAAGGAATATTATGGGCTAATGAGAAAGGAATGTTTTTATATGATGGTTCGGTAATAAGAAGTTTAACTGAAAATAAAATAGCACAAAATGAATGGGCTTCTTTTATTACGGCTTATTCTATTGTTGGCTATGATGGTAACTCTAATATGGCTATGGTAATTAGAGATTGTGAAAATGCTGGTGCTACACAAGGCGATGCTTATATATTTGATTTTAAAACAAAGGCTTGGTCTTTTGCTACAGATCTTTTAGATGCCAGTGTTGGTAATTACACTAATTTTATTACTGATTACAATGGTAATCTTACAATCGGGACTCAAAACAATGGAGATATAGATTTAAAAACATTTAATCACACTACATTAACATCGGTAGCTACAGATGGTGCTGAGATTAAAACAAAGGATATTGATTTTAGTTTACCAAATACAATAAAAAGAATATATTCTATTTACATTACCTATAAAAGCGATGCTATTCAAACAGCTCCAATAGCTTATAGTAAGGATGGCTCCACAACATATACCGCACTTACTGGCAATTTTATTAATACAAGTGGGGCTTGGAAGGTATTAAGAGCTTATTTAGTTCAAGGGGTTGAAGTTCCAATAGGTGATGTAAAATCTATTTCTATTAGAGTAAGGAATGAATCAGCCGCAACTGGCAATAGTAGTGCTGGGTTGCAAATAAATGATATCTCTATTGAGTATAGAGTATTAAAAAATAAACAAGCTACAACAGATACATAATATGTCAGATACAGATAGGCTAATAAGACAAATACAGAACGCTAAGGGAAACTCTATTGCAGAGGGTAGTCAGCGTGGTGTTATGGCTCATGCCCCTTCAAGATATAATATGAGTGAGGGAGAGCAGGTATTTGCACAGGAAGCCAATAAGCAATTAGCCCTTTATAAAAAGAATAAAGGTATGCTTCATAAAGTTAGTTTATCTAATGATGGCAATCAATACATTGAAAGAAATTTAAATGTTTCAAGTGATTTAAATGTTAATGGCACTATATATGGAAATCAAATTTATTGTTACTCTCATAATTTTGATTATAATGGTACAAGTAAAGTTTATTTACCTTGGAACTCAATAAGCGAAGCTACAAGTGTTGGATTTTATGATCAGTTTATAATTCCATTTAGTGGTAAACTTATAAGAATTATAGCTAGACCTGAGTCTAGTAGCGGTAGTACGGCTATTGGGTTTCATAAAGCATCAGATGGAACAACTGACCCTAGTACATCTGCTACTGAAACGATTACTGTTAATATTGCAAGTGCAGATACAAGTTATAATTTTGATTTTACAGATGCAGCTAAATTTAATCAGGGTGATGTTGTGGGAATATCATATAATCCTAGCAGTGCACCAAATGAAACTAAAATTACTTCAGTGTGGTTGTTAAATATTGCTTTATAATTATAATAGATCTATTTGTCAAGTAAAAAATATTGTTTAAATTTAAGAGGAAATATTTATGAAAACATTACTAGGCTACGCATATAAAGATAGTGGGATGTACTCCAAGCCTAATATGACTGGTTATTACATGGGTGATGAACAATCTGTGCCCGGTATGCAAACTGGTGGTCAGGCTATGATAGCTAGAGCTCAGCAAATGAGAGATGATGAGCAGGCTATTAGAAAAGCTGAGAGACAGGAAGCTAAGAGACAAAGAAAGAAAAGTGGTTGGGGTAAGTTTGGTGGATTACTAGGTGGTCTTGCAGGAGCTGCTCTGTCTCCTTTTACAGGTGGTCTTAGTCTAGGACTAGCTTCTGGTCTTGGAAGTTATGCTGGTAGTAGGCTTGGTGGTAGGGCTGGTGGTAAAGCAAAGTCAGCTGATAAATTAAGAGCGGGTACAGTATTTAGACAAGATCAGTTTGGCGATATCGCTAAAGCTGGTAGTGCTTTTGACAAACAACAGAAGAATCAAGCATTAACATCAGCGATTACAACAGGATTAACCGCTGGCTTTAGTCCCACCAGTATGTACGGCAGAGTAAATCAAGCTTCTATGGGTAGAGGTGTAGCTGGTTGGGGTAATAAATTATTAACTGATTACTACAAAGCTAATACTCCTAATATGGCATCTTTAAGTCTATCTGCCCTCCCAACTTTAGGTGGAAGTAAACCATCTATTGCAGGTTATGACCCATCTTCATTGTTCGGTGGTTCTACTAAGGATGCTTTTGCATTATCAACCCCTTCCATAAACGCACCATCTTATATGCCTTCATATGCTGGTACTGCTGCACCAACATTAGCAAACGCCCCAGAGCCATCTATTTGGGATAATAGTTGGGAATCGTGGGCGATGGGTCAAAAGTAATTATATGAAAAACTTATTTCAAATGATGTCAACCCCTAAAAAGGATAGTTTATTTGATGGTATTCAAGGCTATCAAGATGGTGGTATAACTGAACAGCCAAGGACTAGACGTGAAATGTTTCAGGGTACTGCATTTGATCCATTAGCAGAGTCTACTGAGCCAGAACCATTTAATATACTTGCCCCCGGTATGCAACTTTCTGATTTACTTGGTCATTGGGAGTCTCAGGCACAAGCTGGAGATAAGAGGAGATCTGCGGAAGCCGTGCAAAGGTCTAAAGATTATAATGAACAATTACTCAATCAAGAGATAGCAGATATTTATAGTAGAGGTGAGAGACGTGATGCTAGGACAGAGAAATTTGATAAATTAAAATCAGGATTTTCTGATTTTTTAAGTGGCTTAAGGGGAGATAGACCTACACAAGCTGAAATAAATTTAGAAGATATGGCTAGTGAGGCATTTAGTCCAGATAGTGCCTTATCTGCAGAAAACTGGGCAACTCCCGCTTCACCTAAAATAAGTAATAATTTACTTGCAGCTACTGCTCCTACACCTGAGGAGTCAGAACCCAATTTAGGAACCAAGTTACTTGAGTCTGGATTGAAAACGGGTGCAGGTCTTACTAAGGCAGGTCTAGGTGCAGGTGCAGCTGGTATAGGTGCTTTAGGTGCTGGATTAGGTTATGGGATTAAAGGCACTGGTGCTCTTTTAGGTGCTTTAGCTGGTATACCCGGTGATATAGCTAAGGCTTATCAAAGTTATGGTGAGGGTGAAAGATACCCAGCATTAGCTCAGTTAATGTCAGCTAGTCAAGGTAAGATCATGCCTAATATTTATGCGGGGCTTTATGAAGATGGTGGTGAAATAAAAGGTTATCCGATTGGTGGCGTTGTAGAGGGTGATGATGACCCTTATGGACTTGGAAATATAAACCCCGGAAATCCTTGGGCTGGATGGAGTGCTGGTAATCCTCCACCTGCACCGTCTACTCCGGGTGCTCCACCTGCTCCAAGCACAACATATCAGTCAGGTCAACCAATGGGTAGTCAAGATTATATGGGTAGCGATGTCAGTTATGGCTCTATGTTTGGCGTAGATACAGGTGCTTCTAGTTCCTTAGACCAAGCTCTTTCTAATCTTGGTTATGAATTAACTCCTGAGCAAAGAAAGATGTATGAAGAGTATGACATGGGTACTGCTGAGAAAGATATTAGATTGGGTGGTCAAAGAGGACTACTTGGATTGACACAACAAAGACAGCAGCAATCAGCTGGTTCAGGATTTGCTGGAGGCGGTGGAGGTTCTGCTGCTGGTACAGCTAGAAGAGATTTATTACAAGATATATCAATGCAACAAAGAGGTAGGAGACAAGACTATCAAGAGGGTATTGCTTCTCAAATAGCTTCTGACATTGCAAGTGGTGCTAATATAAGTGAGACTGGTCAAGAGAGTAATCAACCTGATCTTGTTTATGGTAATTTTGATGCTCCACCACTTGACGATCCCAGCTGGAGCCCTCCACCTTCTACTAATCCGGGTTCGCCTTATATATTTAATGGCTCTACTTTTATTTGGGATGGTGCTCACTGGGTAACAGAAGAACAATACGAGTCTGACATGGATGATTATTATGATACAGACGGTTAGGAGAATATAAATGGCTAACGGTAGAAAAAGTATATATGATGCTATGTATGCACCTAGTCCCTTTGAGGAATTAATATCTAATTTACCTCAGCAGTTAATGCAGGTTCAGCAAGCGAACTTTCAAAGGAGGCAGTACGAAGATAGAGTAAAACAACAGAAGTTTCAGAACATGATGTCTATTGGTGGCAACTTAAAAGGTTATCAAAAGGCACAGTTCTTAAAGGCTATGGTATCTGATTTCCCAGAGTATGCTTCTTCTATATCAGCATTAGAAGAATCAGAAAATAGAAAGAATCAAATGATGGCTGATGTTCAAGGCAAGTTTGAAAAACTTGATACTAAAGATTTGCCTTGGTATGAAGCAAAGCCAATACTTGAAGAGCTTGAGAGTGAAGAATATACGCAAAGTGGTTGGATGCAAAATCCTATCTTTGCTAGTAAGTATGATAGATTTTCAAAAGCTTTTGAAGAGCAAGAGAATACTGGTTATTTTCCCGTATATAATTCTAATGACAGGGATAAAATTGCGAATCTTCAAAGTCAATATACCGCAGCTAGTAATAGTTTAACAGATAATACTCAAAAACTAGCTATAAATGAAGGTATAATGAGAGATTTAGAATCTGACATTGCAGATTTGATAGCAGGTGGTGCTAGCCCAACAAGTATAAAAGTTATAGAAAAGAAAAAAGAATTAAATGAAATAACTAATAAGTTTAACGAGTTTCGCATTAGTCAGCCTGTAAAGCAACAGAGGACAGTTGCTACATTGGATAAATTAAATGCAGCTCGCAGTAAATATAAAGTCCCAATGCAAAAATTACCGGGTGAAGAAACTCCAGATACGGGTACGGGAGATGAGACTATTACTCCTAAGGATGATTTAATAGCTAGTGGAGCTGGTACTATCACGGTTGAAGAGGCTGATAAAATCAATGCAAAAAGTAATGCTATGACAGTATTGCTTACTGCCGCTCCCGGCACAGATAAATATGAAAAAGCAAAGGAAGATCTAGCTGCTACAACTGATTTCAGGCAATTAACTGAAACAGATATTGGGACACCAAGACCCCCTTCAGGAATCTTTGAGGGAGCAAGAGAGAGGCTTAGTGTAGCTGGTCAAGAGAGAGAGGACACTGGGGAGAAAGGCATTGGTATAAGACCGGGTGCAAAAGCATTTAAATTGCCACCAGAACAGGCTGTAACTCCTGAATACTTTGAAAGAGTTACCAGTCAGGCTGAAGAAGCTATATCTGAAACAGGTGCTGAGAAAAGAGCTACTGTTGGCGGTATGCAGAATCCTGTAAATAGTCAACAGTATTATGGTGGAGATATTAATGTTGCGATAGCTTCGGAAAATAAAAAATTAATAGAAAGAGATAATATTGTAAAAGATGCCAAGTTAGCTCTGAGTGTTATCCCTAAGTCTGCAAAGTTTCAAAAAGAAATTAAAAGATTGCAAAAGTTAATTAAGGACAATCCAACTGGTCAGAGATGGATAAGGTCTGGTGGAAAAACTAGACTAATACAGCAAAAAGGATCTACTGAGAAAATAGACCAGAGGGATTCCTCAATACTTGCAAACTACCAATCCGAAGATAGAAGAGAACCTGAAAATAATTTAAATTTTATGAATCAAATACTTGGGACTGGAATTGGCGGGGGTGTATTAGGTAGTCAATTACCTCCAATGGAGCCTTAGTGTGCCAAAGGATACAGAATACTACAATTTATTTTCATCTTCTTTAGATTACGCCCAAGCTAATGAAAGTAATTTATCTGATGAATCAATAGCTAAATTACAATTAGCTGGCGACTACTTAAATCAAAAGTCTGATTATAATAATAATATATTTGAATCAGATTCCTATTATCAATCTTTAAAAGATTCCTATGCTGAACAAAAAACATCTGCAAGAGATGTTGATCTTTATGGGTATGAACCTA